TTTTGATTCTGCCCAAGTCTTCGCACTTTTACCACCCCACAATAAATAAGAAATATATCCGCAGCTTTCTTTGTCGCCTTGGTCGTAGTAAACTTCTGCCCTACTTAAATACGAATACATACGCTTAATTGTCGATACTGAAATAGCTTCTTTGTCTGCTAATTGCTTACTTCTTAACTTTCCAATTTTTGTGGCGCACTTATTACCTACGGCTTCGTTAAGTTCACGACCACGTTTTGCATTGTTGCTTACGCTTTCTGGATAGTCGCTATAGCTTTCTAATTCTTCTTTGCTTAAAAGTTCTTTTAGTTCTTCTACTATATACCTTTTTTCAAGGTCTTGTAAAGATTCCGTGTTTAAGTCGTACTTGTCTGCAAAGTATCCTTCTATTGAAAAGCCTTTTACTTCGCCATTCTTCGCTTTTTCGTAGATTTCATCGTTGTCTATTTTCATAGAAACCATCCACGTACCTTTAGGCATTTCCATACCGTAAAGTGCAGACTTATCTTTCTTTGGGTCTTCTACTATCCAACTTTCTGTGATGTAAGTACCGTCAACTTTTTCGTTGTGTTCTAACGTTGCGTTATGGTGGTTAGACTTCTTAAAAAATAGTTCTGAAGCTTTGCGTACTGTGTCTTCTGAAAAGTAAATATAATACTCTTCGTCTGTCTTGTCGTTACGTCTGTAAATTTGTTTATTAGGCACTAAAGCCGCACCCATAAGAATACGCTTTTCGCTATCTACTTCTTTAAGTAAGACTTCGTGTTTATTTAGTGCTACAAAGTTTTCTTCTATTGCTGGTGATTCTACTACAGATATTGCTTCTATTCCAGCTTGTTCGTCAGTTAAATCTAAAACCAATTCTACTATCTTCATATTATAATAACTTTTAAAGTGTTAAAGTGTTGCATTTTGAACACGGTTACGGTCTAACGCCTGTGCAGTTGTCACCTCACCACTAACTACGTAAGCTTGTGTTGGTTGTTGCTGAAGTTGTGCTAATTGGTTTACGCCACTATCACCGACAACGTTAAATTGTGGTGCAGTTGGTGCGTCTGGCACACTACCACTTACACTTGTTCCACCTGTTGCACCGCCGCCTTCAAATTTTTGTGAAGCTATTTTAGCTACGTTTGCAAGTCCAGCTGCTACTGCAAGACCAGCTGCTATACCACCACGTACAGGCGAAGACGGGTCGGGCAACGGTAAAAACTGCGATGCATAGGCTTGTGTCGCACTTAAATAAGTTGTTCCTAAAGTAGTTGCTATTTGTGCTGCTTTTTGTACTTCAAAAGCACGTTTAGCTTGTTTCTCACCTTTCTTTCCAAATAGTTCTGTAATGTTGCTGATTAAGTCTAAAGTTTCAAATGCACTTTTAATTGCAAACTCTTTATTTCTTTTTCTTAAGTCTTCTTCGTCTTGATAATACTGCAAAGACAATTCACCCATAGCAGCATACTTATTAAACGTACTTTCTACTTCTTCAAAGTTTGCATCTTTTAAAAAGTCTACGCCTTCTTGTAGAATTGCCTTTTCTGCATCTAATTGCTTTATTCTTTCTTCATTTAGTTTTTCAAGTCTTTTTTGTTCGTCTTCTTGTCGTTTTTTTCTTGCGTCTGAATTTGATTTATTTACCGCTTCTTGTTCTTTGTCAAGTTCAATAAGTTGCGTTTCTAAAGCAATAATTTGTGCTTGTTTTTCAATAGCGGTTGCGCTTCTTTGAAATTCTTTTCCTTGAATTTCTGCCAAAAACTTAAATTGTGAATCGAAAAAATCTTGAGATGACTTTAAGGCTGCAAGGTCTGCTTCTACCTGTTGCCTTCTTAATTTTATTGTGCTTTTACCAAGAGCTTCAAGTTGCGCTATTTCCGCATCACGTAAAGTTTGTTCCGCCTTTTGGCGTTCCATTTGTGCAACGTTTCTTTTTCTCCGTTCTTCTGCAAGTTCTTCTTCTTTAAAGTTTGTTATGCCTAAAAAGTCACCAACACTTTTTAAACCGTCTATTGCTACGTCAATAGCATCTGTAAACACCGCAAAATAACCGATTATACCAATTATAGCAGTTGCTAATAAAGCTAAAGGATTAGCTTTTACAATTAAGTTGAATGCTTTTTGTGCCTTACCAGCAAGACCTATACTTTTTGTGTAGTCTAAAACACCTTGAACGCCTTGTTGCAATGCTAAAGCACCTTGTACTTTTAAAAGAGATTCTTCTAAAGCTTCACTTTCTGAACCTGTTATAGCCATTACACCTTGAACCGCTGCAAAACCACTTGTAGCACCTGTAAGCGCACCGCCTAACTTTTGACTCATTGTCTGCGCTGCTTGGTCTACCGCTAAATCTGTTTGTATTTGTACCTTGCGATATTCTCCGACAGATGCTAAAAGTTCTTGGTATTCTTTAGAAGTTGTGTCACCAGCTAACGCAAGTTCATAAAGCCTGTCTTCAGCTTCACCCATTCTTGTCGTAAGCGGTTCAATACCTTTGTAAACGTCTTCAAATTTAGCGTTTAGTTGTTCTGCACTATCAACCGCTTTAAGTGTTCCGTCGCTTAATTTTTCAAATTGTTTAGTGACCTTTTCGCCACCTTCTAATTCTACTTCAATTTCAATTATTTTTGTTGTCTTGTCTGCCATTGTTTAAGTCTTTTTTTTAACACTTGTTCACGTTTCTTTTGCTTGTAGGTTTCCTTAACTCCTTTTGGCATAGCGTATAATCCTTTTGCTACTTGTATGTTGTAGCTTTCTTCTATAAAGTCGTCTATCTGTAGTAAGTCTATTATGTTCTTTAACATTATGGTTGTTGTTGTATAAATATTTGGTTTGCTACTTGCGTTCCGTCTGCATAATCGTAAGTAACAGTCAAAGTGTAAATAGCTACATTACCTTCTTCGGTTCTTAATCTTATAAAGTCTTCCGTGTTTATGTAGTCTGCGTCGTCTTCTGTTGTGATTAGTCCAACCGTATCTGTATTTGCTGGTATGCAAACTTCTACCGTTCCGTCTGTTGACAATGTACTTGGCGTTATGGTTACTCCAGCATCGCTTGTAGTTATCGTTGCACTTACTGCACCATTCGGAAACAATATTCTAACGTCTAAACATTGTGCATCGTCTGAAGGTTGCAAAGGTTGTATAGGTTTGCCTCCTCCTTGACTTATAACCTCTGTAAAGTCATTTAACAAAACAAAGTTTACTTCACCTGTTGTTAAGTTTGACTTCATATCGTTAATTGTGTAACGCTTGTCTCTAATTATCAGTCTGTCGTTTAGCTTTAGGTTTGTAAGTAAGCTTATAGGTAAGTTCGTCTTTACGGTGGTTTCTCTGTTCTTTAAATTGTATAGGTTGCTTAAATAAGGTTGGTAATAAACACTATACAAAGTGTTAGGTACAATCGCATCTAACAACGTGCTGATATCTGCGTTAAAGTTTAGTGTGTAGTTTACGTTTTGGTCTAACAAGTCTTGACCGAAAGGCACGTAAGTTGTTATCTCTTCTGGCGTCGTATTATCTGTAAACCTAAAAGACGTTGTGAAGTTGTCGTATTGGTATAATATAACAGGCTTTGGAGTATATTGGTTTCCGTCTGCGTTTAATGCTTCGCCTATTTGTAGGTTAGTACCTTCAAACTTTTGCATCATTAAATTCTCAAAAGGTAGTTCTACTTTAAATTCGCTTCCGTCATAGTCAAAAGTCTGTCTTGTGTTACCGTAGCCTCTGCTTGTTAAGTCTCTAAATATTGTATTTGTTCCGCTTTCGCTTTCTTGGTAACTAAATTCAATGTTGTTATAAAGCTTTACTCTGTCTATATTAACACTTTCTATGTCCGTGTATTTCGTGATGTCTACAACTGCGCCTTTGTCGTACCATTCGCTTAATGGTTCAATCTGAAATACATTTTCTTTCGTACCGTAGCAAGTCAAATTAAACATCTTTAAAATACCAGCAAAGAAATCTGCTACCTTCATTTTAGGAACGTAGTTTATCATGTTAATCTCATTAGATAAAACAACGCTTGCTGAAGATGTATAAATGTTTTGACCAAAAACGCTTGGCGTTCCGTATATCAATCCTGTTTGCTGATAGCTGCAATTAAATGAAATATTTATAGCGCTTTCTGCCCTTACTTGAAAAAAGTATTGTTTGTTTAGATTATCTAAAAAATTGCTATCCTCTGTAATTAGTTGATTTATTTGCCCTTGCGATTCTATGGTTTGTACTAGCTGATTATTTAAAAACACATCTATAAAATATGTAACATTATCGTCGCTTGTGCTTGTTACTTGCAGCCTTACCGTATGATTAAAAAATTGTATGTCTCCTGTATTTCCTGCAGCATTAGGAAAAGCATCAACAAAATTCTGCGTATTATATGTAAGCGTATGATTTGTTAAATCAAAATAGTCTGTATAAATCTTTGTAGTATTGCTATTTGATGGCCCTGTTGTTCCATTATCAAAATCTACTATTTGGCTTGCTGTGTTAAATGCAAAACTATTAGAATTTTGACAAAGTAAATATGCCTTATTGAATCTTGCATCACTAAAAAACGTTCCGCTAAATGTTACTCCGTACCTTGTTTGTAGTGCGTTGAATACTGCAAGTATTTGAATAGCTGGAAATAATTCGTCGTAATGTACTGCGCCTGTTCCTGTACTATAATTAATATCTGTGCTGCCGCCATTACCATAGGTTATATCTCTGTCAAATATTAATGGGTATCTTACGCCATAATTCAATGTTCCGTTCGTGATTCTGTTCTTTACTTCGGTTGCATTGTAAGCGTGATTATATAGGTTAAGCTCTGTAACATCGTTTAGCATGTCATCACCAAACTTATCCTTTAAGCTTAATACATCACCATAGAAAGTTATTTGATAACTATACGCACGATTGTTTTTTACTTCTGCTTTCTCTAAACTTATTTTACCTGTTCTGAAAGGTGTGTAGTCTATTTCTATGCTTCCGTTTCTGCGTAGATTAAAGTCAAATAGTGTAGAAGGTTCTAAAAAATCACCTATGTCATTTTGATAAAAGTGGTGAAAGATTTCGTTGTTATTAGGAGTCGCCGCCACCGAAAAGCTTTGGCTAAAGTCTGTAAATACTTTGCTTATGTCTTGAACGTTTTGTTGTGTACTTGTGACGTTTATTTGTTCGTCTTCAAATAGGTCTAACCTTTGTCCTTCTATGTAAACTTGTACGGTTCTCATTATACTACGTTATTGATTAAGTCATACGCAAAGTCAAACGTCAATTCGTAATTCATCATACCATTATTCAAACCTGTCTGCTTTTCTAAACTTTGTGTCTGTACGTTTACAGGATTGTAGAATTGGTTATAGTCGTAGTCTAACAATGTTACGTTTTCACTTAAAAGAAGTTGTTGTAAGTATTCTGCGTAGTTGTCGTTTACCCAACCTGTGTTTAGTCTTATGCTTTCGTTTCCTGTCTTGTTAAATTCGTGTATTTGTCCAGCGTCTTGTGTTGGTGAATATGGTAAAGCTTGCGGGTTCAGTTTATACTTGTCTGCTTTTACTGTTACGTTTCTTTTGTTAGCTTTTAAGAAGTATATGCGTGACCAACTACCATACTTGTTAACAAAGTCAATTACTACAGGTTTGTACTTTGGTTCACATACAGGCTTAAATTTTGCAGTCCAAATAACGTTACTTCCTGTGTTTAGTTTTTCTACTTTGTTACCGTACAAGTTCCAACCTGTGTATACTCTGCCAAATGACTTAACACCAGCAGAAGTTGCAACATAGTCTTGTGTCGCTGACGTGCTTAAATTTGTATAGCGTATTGTTTCGCCTACTTCCATTTCAACGTCAAAGCTTCCAGCAAGTGCGTTTCCTTGACTTGTAGGTATGTCAGCATCGTAGTTGTAGAAATATGTGCCTTCGTCTAAAAGAACGTCTTGCATAACTCTATTTTGTCCTTCCATATATTCACTATAGCCATTCATAAATTGACCTGTTACGTTTGGCGTAAGTAGTGTATATGTTCCGCTTACTTCTTTGTATTTTTTGACTACATAGTTTACAATGTAATTTGTGCTTATGTCTACGTCAAAATAAATAGCTGCGTCATTGTCCCATTTACCGAATGTGTAATATTCTTTTACATATGGTGCAATATCGTAGTACGTGTTTATGTTGTTTGACGCTGGTATCTTTTTGCTTAACGTATATTGTGGTGAAGCTGGTTGACTTCCTGTAGTCCACAAAAACAATTCTATCTTGCTGCCTGTTTGTCCTGTTTCGTCTATTTCTATAATGAAAGGTGAACGTGATAAATTTATACTCATTTCTTAAAGTTTGATTTCGTTATTTGGTCAAATAAAGTTTCCATTTCAAAGCCGAACATTTCCATAAGTTCGTCTGGTAGTTTATCGTAGTATTTTTCAAATGGCTTTGTGAAAAAAAGTGTAGGCTTCAGACCTTTAGAATAAATGCTTCGTGCTATTAAATAACCCATAGACTTATAAGACATAAATCTACCTGTCTTTTTGTCTTTCCATTGGAAGCCTTTCTGTTTTACCCATTTAGTCATAATGCCAGACATACCACCTTTTGCTTTACCTATTAAGCTGCTATTCGTTCCAAACTTAAATGGCGATTCGCTTTGCTTGTTTCCTTTGTTGCTTGACTTGTTACCTTTTACACCTTGGTCAACAAAAGCACCGTAAGATTCCATTTCGAAGCTTATCTGAATACTATTCTTTGACTCTTTAACATAACCTTTTAAACTACTGTTAAGATTGCCTTTCGTTTTTAAGTTGCTTTTAGCTTCACGAATTACATTGTCTTTGAAGTCGTCTAATAGTTCTTGTATGTTGTTAAATTGTGCCATTAACAAATAGTCATACCGTTAGGAATTAATATGTCTGTTGTCATTGTCCAACCAGCTAATTTGTTTTCGAATCTGTCTACAAAAGGTTCACAAGTAGGATTGCCGTCTATTTGGAATTTGTCAGTCCATAAGTCACCACGTAGTAAAAGTTCGTAACATCGTGTCAATACTTGTAGCTGCGTATTCAGAACATATAGTTCGTTGTCATTGCCGTCAAACTTATTTTCTTCTTCGTCTTTTGTTATGTCTACGATATCCATTGCAAGTATTGAAATATTATATCGTACTACGTTGCCTTCAAGTGAAGCCGTGTTTACAATGATATGCACCAAAGGAAAGATAGTTTGTTTGCTTAAGTCTATGTCGAACAGGTTGCCTTGTGTAACTGTGTTTACTAAAACGTCACCGTCAAAGTGTGTTTTTAGTTTGTCTATAATATCAAAATAATTCATCGCTTCATTTGTTGTTTAATTTCTCTGGCTTCGATTTCGTGTTTTTGCTTTTTGAAGGTAAGATACGTGAGACATTTAGTAAGTCTGTAGCTTGTGACTTCATCAAACTTTGTAATGTCTCCGTCAGCCAATCCATAGATACTTCCATACCAACCCCAGTTTTTGCCAAATTGGTATCTTTCGCTAAATTGGTTGAATCCGTCATCTTCTTCAGTTCTTTCTTCAAATAAGTCTGGGTAGCTTTCAGTAATTCTATTCCTAAACTTGACAAAAAAAAACTGCTGCTTATAGCTACGTCTAAAGGTGCAAACTTCATTAAGTCTTGCATATCTTCATTTGGTTCGTAGTCTACTATTTCGTACTTGTCTTTGTTCGTGTTTTTGATTGGTCGGTACATAACACTTAAAGCCTTGTGGTACGTGTTCCAATCTTTCATATAGTTTTCTAAATCTACATACTCACCGAAGCTTATATCGTCAAACTTTGGTATGAAGCCAAACTCTATGTCTTTAATTTTAAACTTTCTTATTAGTTGTGGCTTTTCACTAAACACTTTTGTGAAGTGTGCAATCAATTCGTTCAAGTGCTTCATTTTTATCTTCGCTACTTCGCCTAACTTCATACCACAAAATATCTGTATCATCTTTTGCGCTATAAATTCTTCATCGTTGCTTTTTTCTTTCATAGCAATGAATTCTTGATACCTACTTAAAGGTATTTCTGAAAGGTTAGTAGGTAGTAAAATATCTAACTTCATATAGTAATAACTTTTTTTTCGTTTTTTTGTACTTTACAGAACGTTATACGAACCGTAGTTCTTGTTCATTCCAAGTGTTTCCATTTCGTGATAGCGCACCGCATCTATTGCGTGATTGTAATTGTCTACAGGTTTGTTTAGTCGTTTTCCTGTCTTGTCTGTGTCCCAACAATAGCTTCTTAACTCTTTTATAAGATTCGTGCTATTAGAAGTAACTAAATAGTTTTCACGTTGCATAACATCAATTCCGTAGTTGATACTGTCACGACCTTTCGTTACGCCTTTAATCGTGATTCCATAGCGTTGAATGTCTGCGATTGATTTAGGTTCTGCACTATCTGCGTATACAGGTACGTCTTTAGGTAGCTTGTTTGCTATGTCTGAATTAAGCATACCTGTTTGGTAGACTATTTCGTTTAGGATTCGTTTTTCGTTATGCTTGTAGATTTCTATGCAGCTTGTGGGGTCATTCGTGTAACCAAAGTCAAGCCCAATTCCTACAAGTCGTGCTTCTTTTGGTATTGTGTCTAATTGTTTCCAGTTGCTAAATACTACACCTTCAAGCATACCAAGTTCACCAAGTCCGTACACCTTCCACCAATTACGCCAGTAAGTGCTTGTTTCTGCTTTTAAACGGTTCTTTTCTATTTGGTCTACAATTCCTTTGTCAAGTGCTTCGTTGTCTTTGTAGGTTAAAATTATAAAGTCTGCTTCTTTGTCTTCTTTGATTTCTTCAACCCAAAATTCATTGGCTGGGTTAAAGTCTAAATATACTTCGTGTTTTGTTCGTATGCTTAATTCGTTGTATGCTTCAAAGTTTACATTGTTACATTCGTTCACGTAAAGTATGTCTCTTCTTGCACCTCTTAACTTGCTTGAATCGTCTGCGCTAAAAAATTCTATAAAGCTGCCGTTTGCAAATTCGTATTTTAGTAGTGACTTGTTGAAGCGTTCATCTACAAATCTATTTGTCCACTTCATAATTTTTAAGAAGTCACGTAAAGCACCTCTTCTTAAATGTGGTATTGATTCAGCTACTACGCTAACTTCTAAACCGCTTTGCTTTGCACACTTGTCTATTATTACGGGAATAATACCAAAAGTTTTTCCAGCACTTGTGCCGCCTTGAATAATTTTGATTCGTTTTTTTAAAGCGAGTATCTTATTTATCGCTGTCGTTCTCTTTAACATCTGGGAATAATGGTTGCTCTATGTTCGTTTGTTCTATCTGCTCTTTTAGTGAATTAAGACGTTGTGTAATGCTTGGGTTATACTGTCCAACCATACCGCCAGTTATTTGGTCTTCTCTTATTTCCTTGCGTATACGTGAACAGACGGTATAAAATTCTTTGTATTCTTCTTTCTTATTAAAGTAATTGCTTATCGTCAAGTCGTATTGATTCCAACAAAATAGTTCAAAGCCTTCCATTGTTAAAGGCACTTCTAAAGGTTCTCCTACCATATCACCGCTTCTTTGGTTTAGGTGGTACTTTATACGTGGGTTGCTTTTTCTTTCTACTTTGTAAGCTTTGAACATATCGTACATTTGTTCTGTGCTTTCTATCTTTCTTGGTCTACCTCTTTTTGCCATTGTCTTTTTCGTCTTTTTGTAGGTTGTCTCTATAACTTGTACTGCAAATTGCTAAACGTTGGTCTGTACCGTATTCGTTTACCATTGTTTTGTCAGACATACAACGTGCCATAAAATCGCGTCTCTTTTCGTTTGCTTTTGGTTTAGGTATTGGCATCTTCGTAAGTTTCGTATACTTTAAACATTTTCGTGTTAATTTCTCTTAAACAACTTGAACATTGTGTTGCTTGTTGGTTAGTGTCAAAGATTCTATTGTATATTTCTAACATTCTTCTTTGGTCACTTGGTCTCATAGTTTCACGTCTTTTAGTGTACCATTCATTTAACCATTCGTGTTCGTCTTCTTGTAGGCATTTAGGTTGTGTATAGCGCCAAAGTTTGTTAAGCTTTTCTTTACGTTCTTCACAACCGCAATCGTCACCAGCTAACCACTTAACCGCTGCTTTTATACCTGTTGCTTCTGTTATCTTTTCTATTGTGTCGCCTAATCCTTCAGACTTCTTTTTTGTAGTTCGTTTTTTTCTTGGTTTCTTTTCCATTTGTTTAAATTTTACTACCGTTAATACCTTTTTTAAATTTCTTTAATGCGTTATTTTTATTCATAGCACTAACGTATGTGCATTCTTTGTTAATAATTATTTTTTTATTTGGTACACCTTTATCAAAAACATAACTTGCATTTTCAAACCTTGCTAATTGTATAGCCATAGTATTGTTGTTTATTTCAAATACTCTATGGTTTTTATATGGTTTTAATGTGCCAACTAATTCTGCTTTTTTTTCTACGTCTTTTTGTATAGAAATTTCTACCTTTTCTTTTATGTTGTTTTGCAGTTCTTCTTCCATTTGTTTTTATTTAAGCACCACACGATAAACATTCATCGTCGTCAAGTTCTGGTTTGTTTTCTATTTCTGGGTTTAAGATTAGCTTTAGTTCGTATATCTGTTGCATTGTTTCCATATCTTCGTACATATCGCCTTTTATCTTTGTCTTTAGTCTTTTAATTTCTGCTTTAACATCTTTTTCGTTCATAAATGTTCGTAGTCTTCGTTTATAAAATCTTCGTAGTCTTCGCCTACATTTATTCGTATTTGGTTCTTACAATACTTTAATGTTTGAAATATGCTGCTTGTACTAATCCGTGTTTCTTCAGAAAGTTTTCTAATTGACTTGCCGCTATCACGATACAGGTTAAATAACATTTCATCGTACCAATGCCAAGTTTCTACTTCGCTATCAATTTTTCTAATCAATGAAGTAAAAGCTTCTGTTTCTTCTATGTAATCGTATTCAACACCCAAATTGTAGACTTCTTCTATATTAACTTTCTTATGCTTGTTTTGTTGTTTACGGTAATCAAAGACTAAATTGTAAAGCACACATCTTATGTAGTATTTGTTTACTTTTCCGTTTTCTTGTAGTATGCGTTCTGGCGAACAATACTTACTAATCTTAATGTACATTTCCTGTACTATGTCTTCAGCCAAGTCGTCAACTCCTAAACTCTTTACGATTCGCAAATAGTCTTTGTGATGTTCTGCAACTTTCTCAAGCCATTTCATTGATTAGTATCTAAACAAATGTAGTGATTATTTTCTAATAGTGTATAGACGTAGTTTTTAACGAAACGTTGTGAATAAAAAAACCTCTCATTTTATAGAGAGGTGAAACATATGTTTTAGCGTTACTTTGGGTTCATTCACTTTTCGCGCTTTTTTCTGTACAGATTTTTAAAAAGGTAAGTCGTCTAATTGATTTGGTAAGTCTTGTGGCATATCTTGTTTAGGTGCTTCAGCTTCTTTGTAAGGTTCTGAAAACTTCAAGCTTAAATACTTCGTGCCGTTCTTTGATTCGTTTAGCCATACTGCAACGTCTTTAGCTTTGTTGTCTATCATTGCTTTACCTTTGTAGTCTGGGTGTTGTTCCGTCTTTTTGTAGTCGTTCTTAAAAATTGCACCTGTGTTGTTTTTCTGTTCCATTTACTTTATTGTTTTACTTAAAATGTATGCGCTTAACGTCTTTCGTGTGCGCCTTGCTTTCAATTCTAAAAGCTTCTTTTCTTCGTCCGTTACTCTTAATGTAATGACTTTGCTTTTTCGTGTTTTCATTCGATTAGTGTTTTGTAATATTCACGACATTCTTTTACTCTGTCGTATATTGCTTTTACTACGTCTTTGTCATACTTTACTTCAAACGTTTTTATTCGTCTTTCTGCTGGTATGTTGTCGAAGTTGTGTTGCGCTTCAACGTGGTTACGCAGTTCTTCGTTTTCGTCTATTAAATGTTCTTTCCAATGCGCACGTCTTACTTCGTCTTCTACCATAAGTGTAGGCGTATTAATTAAGCAATAACATAAGTAAGCTTTGCGTTTTTGAGTAAGTGCCATATAACCTTGCAACTGAAAAAAATAATCACGATTAGGTATATCTTCTGCAAAGAAAGGAAAGGTTGTTGCGTCCCAACTTGATTTTACATCTAATATTATGTCCGTGTTTACGTCTGGCGTTCCTGTCAAGTAGTCGTTTTCAAAGTGTTCTTCATTCTTATACATAAAGCCCAAGTCTAAAACGCTTTCACATAGCTTTATACCTTCGTCTTCTACTGCGTTACCTTTGTCTGTGTACCTACTTGAAAACTCTTTACGCTTACCGTACATTTCTTCTATTGCAAGTTCTTGTAAGTATGTCTTGCAAGTCTTACTTAACGTTTCTGTTTTACTTCGTGAATTGGTCATTATTTTACCAATGGAAGAGCAGCGAATCTTCAACATAACTCTAAAGCTTTAGATTGTACGTTAGTTAGTGCAAACTTGTCTATTAGTTTGTCTTTCGTAATCTTGCCTTCTTGTACTGCAATAAGTGCGTCTGCAAAACGTTTAGTGTTTAACTTTTCTTTCTTAACTACTTTTACTTGTTCGCCAGCTGCGTCTGTGTCTTTGTCTGTGACTAATCCCAAGCAGCTTGAAATACAGTAGCGACGAAAATAACTCACGCCACTACCGAAACTTTGATAGTCATTCATATTTTTAAGATTTACTTGCGGAATAAGTGTGTTTGATTCTAATGTTTCACCGCTTTCTACGTGAAAGATAATAGTGTTTAAATAGTTGTCTTCTTCGTGTGTGTTAATTAGTTGTGTGAATCCTAATCCGTGTTTCTGTAGTAGTGGGTTAATCTTGTCGAAGATTGTAGGCAAGTCTGCATAAGAATAGCCATAACCTTTTGTGCCTTTGAATATAGGCTTTACTTCTTGCTGAAAAGCTGCAAGTGCTTTAAATAAGTGTTTCATAACGTAAATATATTAAGTGTTTGTGTATACAAATATAGTGTTTATTTACTTACCAATGTGCATACAGGTAATAAAACTCCTTCGCTTGTGTTGTCATCACCACCTTTTACTCTTTTTAAACCTTTAATTTTACATAGTTTCTTTAATTTTTCCATTTCAATAATAACTATCTGCTCATTACTTATTATAAATGCCCAAAATGTAGCAATAGAAGTTGATATACCACTAAGTTTATCTCTGCTCTTATATTCAACAAAAACATTTCCTGTTTCTTGGGCTTGAAAATCTGTTTTAACTTCTATCGTATCGCCTTTTAATAATAAAATATTTGCTAATAAATTTTCACCTTTTTCACCTAATTTTAAATCATATCTCCAATCATTGTTATATTCCATTCTTTATTTTTTTCTTGTAGACTTCTATAATGTCTTTTAATTCTTCACGTGTATACTTTCGTGTTTTGTGTGCTTCTTCGTGTAGGCTTATAAGTTCTTCTCCTCCTATTCGTTTTTCTATGCCAATTTGATAGTTTAATAAATCACCGCTTTTATCTTTGTTGCACGGTCTACTACACTGGGCGTGGCAATTTAAAAGATTGAACCTAACTGAACCGTGTCCACCAGCAGAATAGTAATGACCAGCGTCAATGTTTCCTTTGCGTAATGGTTTACCACAAGAAATACACGGATAACCTTTTGCAATATCTCTTGCTCTTATATATGCGTTAAAATAACGTTGTGCTTTTTTTGTTAAGCTTTGCACCGTTTCAAGTTCTTCTTTCAATTGTTTCTTTTCTTTCTTCCAGTTCTTGACCTTTGCAGTTTCTACCCATACTTTAACGCATTCAGACTTAAAACAATATTTTTGGTTAAAGTGCTTTGCTTCGTATTTCTCTTTGCAGTTTTTACAACGTGGCATCGTCTTTTTGAAATATATAAACTTCTTCTACGTTACAATCTATGTTAGTACAAAAGTGTACGTTTATTATGCCTTCGGCTTCTAAATTAAAGTCTTCGTATTCGTGTTGTTCTTGCCATTTTATTGGCTCTGTGCATTGTGGGCATTTCATAATTCTAATTTTAAGTCTTTAATTTCTTCTTTTAGCTTGTCTATTTCGTGTTTATGTTGTGCTATTATAATTTGATTACGTAGGTTCGCTTTACATTCTAAATAATATTCGTCTTCAAACTGCATAAAAACGGAATGAAAATGCTCTATGTCGTTTGCGCTTTCTTGCATAGAATTTATTAAGTCCGTTCTGTCTTCGTGTTTTTCACGTAGTTCTTCAAGACTTGACTTAAACTTTATCAAGGTAGTTTTTAGGTTAATCTTGGCTTTAAGTATTTCTAAACTATTCATCTTTCTTGTGCGTAAATTTTGTTATAAATATTTGGCGCTGAATTTTCTTGCTCATAATACAAAAACTTTTCGACATCGAACCACATAATTAATTGTCCTATCTTACCAGCAGAACGTGGCTTTATTTTGTTAAAGTTTATAGTTGCTTGGTTGTAGCCTAAATCTTCACGGTGTACCGTTATCATACACTTGCCACTATTGAACCATTCAGAACCACCTTTCAAGTCATACGGTGAAGGAACACTTCTTTTTCCGTTTATCTTTTCTGTAAGCTTTGGGTGTATAATCGTGTGTAAGTGTAGTTCGTTGTCTTCTGCTATTTGGTTTCTATATGGTAGCACTACTTCTAAATATTGTGCGTAACCTCCGTAGTCGTGGTATGGGTGGCTTAAGTCTTTCCAGCTATCTATACTTGCAGTTTGTAGTCCGTTTTTTTGTTTAAGTTCTACTGCATAGTCATAAAACTGAAACGGCGTCATCTTTGCTTTTACGTCTTTCTTTGTTAGTATGTGGAAGTGTTCAAATATCCAATCTAAACTGTTTGTTATTTCTCTGTCTTTAATAACATTGTTTTCTAACGGATTAAAGCTTTTACCTGTAAGCTTGTGTATTAAGTCTGCAACTATTTCTACGTTGTTGCCTACATCTGGAAAGTAAACTAAATGCTTCCAACCATAAAACTTACTTGTGTTTAATAAGCATTCCATAAGCACTTGTGTTTTACCACTCATTGGGAAGCCTGTCCAATCTGTGCAGTTGCCTAATTGCATACTGTAGAATTCGTCTAAACCTTGCCAGCCTAAATACTTGCCTTTTTGATTGTAGTTATCTCTGTGCTTAAATATTTTGTCTATTATGTCGCCTGTTTCTGTTACCTTATAACCTTCTATTCCCACGGTGCTTTAAATTTATTAAGTGTTTTTAGTTCGTGTTTTGTTTGTTCTTTCTTTAACCAATTCTTGCAAGTCAAATATAGCGATTTGTATTTCTTATTGTTTTTAAAGTTCTCTATGCTATCCAAACACGAATCAATGGTCTTCTTTTCGTAGTCAGCTTCTAACTTGTTAAACTCTAAAACAGACATAGACAAATGCGCAAAGCGCCTATATATATCTTTTTCTTTATCATTATCTTTATCACTATCTCTATCAGTTATGTTTGTTATAGGTTTATAACACTTGTTATCTTTGTTATCTTTTGCCCAACGTTTTGCCATTCCTTTTTTACCAGCTTCACTTCTTTTTTTACAAGTAGATTCGTATTTACGTAAGTCACGCTTTAGACTTTGTTTTATAGGTTCAAAACATAAGTCTGTTATTATGTCTTCGGTTTCTGGGTTTAAGTCGTTTACGTACTCTAAAACGTGCTTAAACAACTTACCAGCTTGTTCATCGTTTAACTTCTTTACCGTATGCAGTAAGTCGCAGTAAAGTAAAAAGCTTTTCTTATTGTCTGCCATAAATTATTGTAAAAAAAAAGTGCAGCGCTTTCGGTGGGTAGGAACACTTACTAACGCAACACTTAAAAATTTTGATTGTCCTACCAACATTGCAAAGTTAATTAAATTCCGTACATACCATTATCTAAACGTCTTTTTATTATGTTTAAGTCAGCTATTGTAGTAGCTTTTCTTACGTCTTTTTCTAAATTGTAACGTTCTTTCGGTACAGGTATTTCACCGAATATTTGTTCGTATTCTTCTATGTCTACTTTTAGCATTGCATCTTTAGACTTTGTTAAGTCGTTGTAACGTTTTATGCCGTGTATAATCGTAGCGTGATTTCTATTAAAAAACGAACCTATCTTTTGAAAGTTCATTCCGTGTTTACGCATAATAGTATACATATACATACGTTTGTTTATTAAAGGTGAAAAACGTTCTTTACTGGCAAGTCCGTCTTTTTCTATTACCTCTTTAATCAAGTCCTCCATATATCCAAGTTATAACTGCACAATAAATTATTTCTATTAGTCGCATATTTCTACTTTAATTATTAAGCCTTTCCACAAGTTAAAGGCGTTTATTGCATCGTGTCTATTGTATGCCTTTATGTATTTAATTGCATAGCTTACAGGTGCGCTTGTGTCGCTTCCTTTGTAAGTCTTGTAAGTAATTCTATAAGTGTTTAACATTTCTTCACGTTTTAGTAAATAGTCAAAGTATAGACTATCGTTGAAATTGTCCCAAAATTCAAGTTTAAATGGTTCTATCATATTATTTGTTTTGGTTTAGTTCTTTAATCTTTTTCCTTACTTGATATTCTTTTTCAAGTAAATTATCATACATAGTGCTATCGCACCACGGGTTGTTTTGTAATTCCATTATAGACTCTAATACTTTTTTAAAATCTTGTAATGTTTTTGGCGGTTCTATTATAGGCATTTTCTTTGTTTTAATTATTTGTCTTCGTTTAAAATTCGTTCAAGTTCTGAACATATATCTTCTTTCGAATAGTATAAAATGCCTTCACATTCTAAAGTATCTATTCTTACAAAAGTTGTAGTTTCTTGATGTTCTTCGTATTGTATCGTGTCAGTAAAACTATTGAAGCTTACCGCTTCTTCTATCCAGTACGTTTCTTGTTCTATGCAAACACGAAATGAAGTATCGTGTATTCCAAATTCTACAATATCGTCTTCAATGTTGAATATATCTATTTCTCCTCTCATTATCCAAAAATTAAAAGTGTGTAATAAAACATAACTATTAAGCTGCATACGCATAAAGCGCCAAGTATTGTGTCTTTCATATCTATTTATTTATAATATTTATTTACTATCTCTAATGCTTGGAAATAATATTGGTCATAATCGTCTTGGTGGTCGTCAATATGAGATTCTCCAAAAGCAAAAATATAAGCTAACACCATTTCACGAAATATGTTTATATTCATTTTTTTTATTATTCCTTTATTTAAATAAAACTCTTGCATTATACAGGCTAATGCGACATTTTTAGTTACAGGTACTAATACTTTCATATCTATTTATTTAAGTGTTTTTAGTTGTTTAGTAAATCGTTCATTTAATCTGTCAATGCACTTTTCCCATATTTCTATGTTATGCGTGTTTTTGTTGCGTATAGATTCAAACTCTAATCCAGCGCCAAAGTGATTCGACCATACCGCATCGTTTACTCTTTCATAAAAGCTAAACTTTGCTTCTTCAATCTCTAATAAAATCTTTAATTTTTCTGTCCTATTCATTTTTTAAGTGTTAATTGTGTATACAAATATAACAACTCTTACGAATTATGAACAATAAAAGTTACGTTTTTAACAAAAAAGTTTTAGAAAAGGTGTGTAAGTCTTGCTACTTGTCCGTTTTCACGGTGGTGTATAAAGCCTTCTACTGCAGCTAATGAAAGATAACCTTTCCTGTGATGCCAACTGTCGCTTGACGAAGGTGAACGCAAAGATTCCACGGTTACACCTATATAGTCTTTACTTGTTTTGTGGTGTACGTGGTGCGTGTAAACGTACCTGTGTTTAGTTTCTGACCATTCCATAGGAAACTCTGTAGCCATAAGCAACGGTAAATCTTGGTGCTTTGCTCCGTCACCGTGTGTAGTGCCGATTAAGTTTTGTCCGTATTTATAACCTTTACGATGTGCTATTGAACAGTCGAAGCTTATGTTTTTGCAGTTTCTGAAGTGCGTTTTTATTACGTCTGCTAAAAAAAAGCCTGTTTGGTAGTCGTGGTTACTTGGGTTAAATGTAAAATGTACGTCTGCTACTGCGATTAACTGTAGTAAAATATCTACATAAAGTTGTTTAGCTATTAGAAAGTTTGAATACCATTGTCCGTCTGTATCTTGTGGCGTTCCAGAAGTTGTAGTACGGTGTGGTGTGTCTATGTGTAAAATATCGTTACCACCGATAAATAAAATCTTATCTATAGGAAAGCCTTGCGCTTTGTTTAAAATGCCTTGTACGCCTTCTTTGACACGTTTAACGGCAATTTGGTTGTTGTAGTCTTCGCCTGTTTCAAAACTATCTGCAAGTTTGCCTATGTGTATGTCTGCTGGGTCAATTACTAATAAATAATCTTTCGTTTTTTCGGTGCGTACTAACTTTGGAAATTTAGGTGCAAATTGTTTTAAGTCTTCTACAAGCTTTTTACTTAATTCTTCTAACTTGTTTTCTGCTTCGTTTTTATGTAATGGGTTCTTAAAGAATAGACTTGCTTGTTTAGTTTTTAACCAACCGTGCTTTACGCTTTCAATATCTACACCAGCTTCTTCACTTGCTGCTTTTAAACCTCTATATCTAAATAGTATTTCGGCTTCGTCTGGTGTAAGTCTGTAGCGTTTATTCATATAAACTTTTTAATTAACTGCATAGCTGCTAAAACAAGAACGATAAGAAAAACCCATAGTAAGTAATTAGGTTCTTTACTTGCTTTTGCTTTCTGTACTTCTACTCTAGTTTCAAATCTTATAGTGTCTCTGTGTATCTTGTATTCTATTCGTGTTTCTAACCTTGTCTTCGGCACAAATACATTCTCATAGTGTACTATAGTGTCCTTACTACTAAAGTATTTTTCGTATACAATAGTGTCGTGAACAACAATAGGCACAGAGTCAATAGTTGCTATTCTAATTGTATCACTTGAAATAAGCGGTTTTAAGCCTTTCTTTAGTGCCTTTTGGTAGTGATAGTTAGCCGAACAAGAAAACAGCGTTAGAACGCAAATAACACTATAAATTCGCATATTCTTCTTGTACGTTAAAACTTGGACAAGCTTTATTTGCAAATTCGTTGTGTCCGTGAATCGTCATATCTTTATTATACTTATAAATTAATTCGTGCATAAGTTTTATAAGTGAATCTTTCTGTGCTTGTGTTCGTGTATCTTTAGCTTTCTTCATATCTTTCGACATACCACCAACGTAACATAGACCGATGCTGCCTTTATTTTCTTTAGAACAATGAGCGCCTTGTTTGTTTATTGGTCTGCCTTCTTCTATTGTTCCGTCTATATGTATTAAGTAGTGGTAGCCTATGTCGTTAAAACCTCTTTTTAAGTGCCACCTTCTAATGTCTGCAACATCGTGTTCACGACCTTCTGGTGTAGCCGTACAATGAATTATAATCTTATTTATCTTTCGCATTTATGTCTTTAAAGTCTTGCGTAACTTCTTTTGCTCTTCTGAACAAGTTTTTTAGTGAAGTCCATAAATCAATACCTTTGACCGCTTTTATATTTTCGTTCAAAGAAATTACTTCAATACTTACTAAAACTAAAGCAAGTATTTTAGTTATAAGCAGCTCAACAGAAAAAAATGTTAACACTATATCGTTGATAATAAAATAGTCTATTAAGTAAAATAACATTACGGTAACTTCATACAAAAGTATTTTAGAAATTACTGCACTTAATTTTCTTGACGTTATTGGCGTTCCAAGTTTTTTAGATTTCCAAACGCCTGTAATCGTGTCAACAATTACAGAAACACCGATAAGAATAAGTATGCCAGATATAGGCAAAAAGAAGCTGCTAACAATAGCGAATAATTGCATTGAATATAGTTTTAGTTTAGTTGTTAGCAAAAGTAACTGTGTTTTCATTGTTCAAGTTGTTCTGTAAGTTGGTAGGTTAGGTAAATTGCAAGAAAGCACCCAATAGCTTTTACGTGAAAAGTATTATCGTAGAACATTCCAAAGGCTGCAATGTAGCCAAACACGAAATATAATATTTCTAAAACTTTTGTGTGCATTATTCTACAGGTATAGGTTCAGACCATTCAGAAGTAGCCATAAGCGCTAAAGCTTCATCGTGTGTTAAAGTTTGCAAAGGTACAACCGTACCGTCTGCTATAAAAGTAGGTTCGGTATTCCACTTTAAAACGAATTGTGTTTCGTCTAAACTTTTTCTAATCGTGTTTTCGTCAGTTTCGCCTACTTGACTGAAGTCGATGTTTCCTAAATCTGCAATGTTTATTATTGCGTATGTGTCTGCTATTCTTGTACTCATTTTTTTATTCGTTTTTATGTTGGCACATCTGTGCTAAAAGTTGTAAAGTTTGTCATTGTTCCATCATTGCCACCACTTCCATTGTCACTTAAAATCGGAGCCGTATCACCATCTCCACATCTCCACCAAGATAAAGGTGAAAGACTACTTATGTCATTAGGTTCACCTCCGTTGTATATTGATGCTACGTTAGAACTTTGGTCAGAATTCCATACTGCAACTTCGTCTATGTTGCCTTCAAACCTCCAAGCACTACCACCACTTGTTGCGCCAATAGTTGCTTCTGCCGAAGATGTGCTTCTAATTCCTGTGCTTGATGCAGTTGCAGTAAAAGGCGATGCGCCGTCTACATATAACTTTAAACCATCTGTGTTTGTTGTGCCGTCATAAGTTGCCAATAAGTGATGCCAATTTCCGTCATTTGGCGTTAATCCACTACTTGAGACAATGTTAAAACTTCCGTTGGTATTGTACACATAAAATTGCCAATTATTCGTACCTGTGCCTCTCCAACTTAGAGCCCAATTTCGCGCAGTTCCGCTTGTTGTATCTTCATTTAAAATCATTTGAATATTAGTACCTCCGCCACCTGTGTTTGTTGTTGGTATTTTAACCCAAGCAGAAATGCTTATTGCGTTTGTGATGCCTAAACTTGTTGTGCCTATATTTACAAAGTCATCAACACCATCTAATGCTATGCTTTTTGTATTTGAAAATGGAGGAGTACCTCCTGTTCCTGTTATGTTAGTTTCTCCGCTTGGAGATAACGTTTGACTTTTACCCCAATTTATCGTATTGTCTGTTGCGCCTTGACCGTAGTCAATGGTATTATTTATTGCTGCTTGTCCGAAACCTATTGTATTTGCCATTTTCTTATGTTGTTATTTCACCGAATAAATACCACGTATTCGTATCTGTTTTTAATAGTGTTGCTTGTGAATACTGCGCTGATAAACTATCTTTTGCGCCTTCGCTTTTTAATGTTACACCACTTACAGGTACTATTTGAACGCTTCCGCTATCGTTTTGTATTAGTTCAATTCGTGTTCCTATATCAAAAGCTACAGAAGTGTTGTTAGGTATTCTTGCGATTACGCTTGTAGCATCTGCCAAAAACACGGTCTTATTCGCATCTACTAAACTAAAGTTATAAGTGCTATTAGTTGTAAATATTAAGCTACTGTTTTTTAATTCTGCGCCTGTTATCTTTTTAGAAACATAACCGCCTGCGCCATCATCTTCAGCTATTGCAAATTCGTCTGTACTTGCTAAATTACTTGCCTTTGCCGTTAATTGGCTTATCCGTATTTCTGCCATAGTATTTTTTTAAATATAGTTCTAAACGTTTAACGTTTTTTGCTTTTGGTTTGTACTTCATAAAACCCAACCTGTAAAATTATTGTAAGTATTTGGGTACATATCACTTCCGCTATTTGCATTGTATTCTGGAAACAATGTACTGTTTTGACAAATGTAGTCTATAAACCTTTCTTTGTAATGGTCGTAAGTCTTTCTTTCACGTTCTATTAAAAAGTCTATTTCGTCTTTGCTTACCGTTTCGCTATTTTCTGCACCGTGTTTATATACGCCTTTGTTGCCTATTGTAATAGCCGCAAAAGGCAAATACTCTAACATACTTGCGTGTATCAAGCAAGGCTTAATATAAGTCGTTAGAAGGCTTAAATATGGGTCTGCTAAAGTTCCAGCAATTATGTCTGCTTGTATCTTTTCAAGTAGTCTTGTTCCTAACATACCTTGTATGTGTATGTCTTGTGCTATAGAAACGTACTGAATAAACTTGTCTACGTCTACATTACCGTTTACAGAAGTAAACTTTACTACGTCGTTTCGTGAAATTAAAAGTGCTTTTGCCATTCTTATTGTCTTTTGTTACTTGGTAAAAAACCTCTATTCTTCATATCTATTGGTCTTTCAGAAACTAATTTAGGATTCTTTATTACATATCCGTATTTAGCTGCTTTTGCACCAGCAATTTGTCTTGCCTTTGGGCTTTTTACGTCTATTCCTGTGCCTTCAAAAGCTACATAGATTTGTTTGTTCCAACGGTGGTGACAGTTTCCGCCACCTTTATATAGCCATATCGAATAAGTATCTGTGCCACGTGGTCCCCAACCTGGATTGACTGCTACGTTTTGCATTCTTATAATATCTTCTTTTCTATATATCTTATTCTTTTCTGTCATAAGTTCGCAAAATGGTCTTACTTGACCTGTTTTGCCACCATTCATACCACCAGCATAAACATAACGTGTAATAAACTTAATGCCGTCTATTACTTCGTCTTGTGCGCTTTTTGCGTTTGGATTTGCAGTACCTGTAGAAACAAGGTTTATAAGTTTGTCTTTTAGGCTTAATTTAACTTCTGAAGATAATAGTTCGTTTTCTGCTTCGTCATTGTCATAGTCTACTTCAAATTCGTCAAGTAAAAGCCAATCTTTGTGTGGTTCTTCGCCCAAGTCTATAAAGTCTTGTAAGTCCTTGTTTACTTCGCTTAATTCTACGCCTGTTTCTTCTTCAAGTTCTTCTGTTCCTACTTGAACACCGATTTCTACAAACTCAAGTGGTTTAAGTGTCTTAAAATACAAGTTTAAAGCTATTCCGTTGTAAGCAAGTATTTCGTCAAATGCATCTGTTAGAAGTTCTTGCATTGGCTTAATTACCATATTGTTGAATAGTGCAAAACTGTCTTTTAGTTCGTCTGAATTACTACTAAAGCCATTGCTTGAAGCAATACCAAATAATAAAGGCGAAGTAACGTTATGCGCTAACATTATTTTTCTTAAACATTCTTCGCTTAAAGTTGAATACAAGTCTGGCGCATCGTTTACAGGCATTGCGTCGACGGTAGTCTTACTTTCTGCGTTATTGTTAAAAGCAACTATTAGCTTTTCACCGTAAGTACCTGTAAGTTGGTTAAGCACTTTGTTCTTTATAAGGTGTTGTTGTTCTTCGCTTGGTATTCCGTTGTTGAAGTTTACTACCGTACGACCACTAAAGCCGTTGTTTACTTCGTTGATTAAGTAGCAGCTTATGTCTTCTTCTAAAGCACAATAAGGTAAGCCTCCTGTATAGTCTACAAGTGCGAAATATTTCATTCCTACACTATAAGGCTTTACCATATATATTTCAAGTCCGTCTTTTGAACAACCAAAAGCACTAATTCTTTTTGGTGGGTATTTCTTTACGTCTGACCAATCGTCTGAATAATAGTAAGCTTCTATTTTGCCTTCTTCGTTACACTTTTCTGGTCTTAATAATTGAACAGGTATATGGTGCGTGTTTACAATCTTCTTACGGTCTTTAGAGTAAATAACTTGCATTGCACATTGTCCAAGTAGTTTTAAGTCTGTTACAAGTTGTCTAACGTCTTGCTTCTTAAACAACGACATCATTACTGCGTAGTCATTTGGCTTTACTTGTGCGTCTGTAGCGTTTAAGCCTTTACCGTATACTAACCTTGTAATGTTGTTTATAATAGCATTGTTCGTTGTGCTATTAGTATACATATTGATAAGGTGATTATAATAATCGTTGGATTCACCGTATTCTACCCAATCGTTGCGCTTACTTTCTGTTATTACAGGTGCTTCGTATGTGCTTAATTCTAATAAGTGTATGTTATTACTCATAAATTATAAATTCGTTATTTGAAACGTTAGACGTATATTGACCGTCATTGACTGAATAGTTGACTACTGGCGTTTGGTTCGTGCAGAATATTCTGTCTTTATGTACTGTTGTAGTTCCGTTTTTTAGTGTAAGCTTATAAAAGTTGTTTTCAATTAAGCTAAAGTCACCGTTTACAAAGGTAGCGTTTATTGTATCGTAGTAGTCGCCATTTGTAAAACTTGTAATTGTAATAGTTACTTCTTCGCCTGTTGCTTCGTTCTGAACAAGTAACGTATCGTAAGTTTGGCTTCTTGGAATGAAGCTAAAACTTTGCTGTGTTGCTATTGCTTGAAGTATTACCATACTATAATAACTTAAAAAGTGTAAATCTGTTTTATATTGCAAAGAAAAAGCACCCCGAAAGGTGCTTAATCTACATTATGAAAGGAAGGAAACTTAAGAAGTTACAATAACTGCATCGTCAGTACCATTATTAAATACTGCTTTTAATGTTGCTTCGTCTGTGCAATCAATAAAGTTTGCTGGAAGTTCTTCTTCTGCCGTGAACGTTAAAGAGTAACCGTTGAAGTCACCTAACGCCGCACCGCTTGAAATTTCACCAGCAGAAACGTCTGCACCTTGGTCTAATCCCATTAGAAAAAATTGGTCTGTCATTGTTCTAACTACAATTCTTGGTCTTCCGTATGCAAGAAGCTTTACGTTTTTAGTAGTTACTACATCTTGTCTTTTAAGTGCAGCTACTAAAGTTTGTGTAAAAAAAGTAGTACCGTTATCACGTGAAGAATTAATTGCAGTTGTAAAAGAATTTTGTGTAGACTTCAATTCAAACTTATATAAGTTCATTGCCGTAGCCGTATCAATAGGTACCCAAGTATCTATTTCGTCTTCTTCTCCTGTTCCTGTTGAATAAACAACAGAATCTGAATTTAATTTGTCGTAGTTGATTATGTAAATTGCCTTTAAGCCAGAAACTGAATCCTTACATTGTTCTATACGACCATTGCTAATATCACAAGCCATTTGTTTTTAGTTTTATGAACAAAAAAAGGAGAAGGCGCTTTACCTCCTCCTTTAATATAGTTCTGGTTTATATTATGCTCCGTAGTAAATTACGTCTGAAGCAACTCCGATTTGCGCACCAGCAGCCATTCGCATAACTACGCGCACATTGTCACTGCCGTCATAAGCGCTGACATCTATAACTCTTGCTTCTTGCGTGTCTGACAATAAAGAAACACCGTAGTAAAGGTTAGAAACCTGTGCAGCTAACATTCTGTCATTTGCAAGACCTTCAGCCATAAACAACTTGATACCGTCGAAAGAAACTCCGCCACCGTCAGCATACCACATTGTACCTCTGTTGTCTACACCGTTTGCACCTGTAGCAGCGAAACCACCTAAAGCACGAACGTAAGCAGCCATTACATTTCTTGAAACAAAGATTCTTGTATCTTCGTGTCCGTAAATGTTAGTTTCTGCGTTAATTTTATCGACCACCTTTCCAAGCTCATCTATCACATTTAAAGCGGTCACGGCAGCTGGAGCAATAATGTTAGAAGCTGGACATTGTGCAGCAGCTAATACTGTGAAACCACCGTCAGTAAGTCCACCAGCAGCACCAGCAGCACCAGACCAAAGTGTAGTTTCCATTTCAGCAGCAACCTTTCCTGCAACATATCCTAAAAGATAGTCAGAGAAAGATTTTGGTAAGTCTGAAAATTGAGAAGCACCCATTTCAGCCGATTGCCAAGTATTAAAGAATTGTGATTTACACAACTGCATATTTACTTGTAAGTCGTTAGTTGTTAAGATTTTTTCTGTTAGCGTAACAGTTGAACCAGCAGCGTCAAAGTCGCAAGTTGCGTTAGCTAATAAAGTTGAAGTTGCTACGTTTTGTAGTACCTCTTTGAATTTAACGTTAGGAAGTACAGTTACTCCTCCGTTGTCGATTGTACTTGGAGATAGTAATGCTGCGGAAATGTATTTTCCAGCAAACTGTCCAGCGTACGTTGTTGTGATTGTTGGCTCTGCCATAATTGAAATTATTTATTTATTAAAAATTGTTATTTACTTAATTTTGCAAATACTCTGTCCATTGTAGTTTGTGGTCTATTTTGACCGTACTTAATGTCATTCGTGTTTGT